AATCGTCACCGGGTTCGTCCTCGCCTACGAAACCGCCGGCGTAGACGACGACGGCGACCTCGGAGGCGGATGGGGCGCCATCTACTCCGCCTCCCAACCAGCCGCGCTCGGCCTCTGCCGACTCGTCATCCACGACATCGAGCACCAGTCAACCCGAGAGGACTGACCCCCGTGAGTCTGGACACCCTGCCCCTGTCCGCCGTGCTGGACGAGACCGCCACCACCTACGAAACTGTCGTCTCCCTGCCGCCCGTGGTTGAAAGGGTCGCCACCGCACGAAACTCCGGCAAGCCCAGCTCACAGCCGCCCCCTGGTGCATCCGACCTGCTCGACATGGACGAGTACCACCGAGCCGTCAACGCCGTAGACGACTGGGCGCTGTTCCTCGCCCACGTCCTCGTCGACGAGGTTGACGGGATCGGGTCCGTCCCAGACTCCACCCCCGGCCGCCTACGCCTCGCCTCCCGCTGGGCGGACCGGCTCGAGAACCGCGACGACGCCGGCCTGCGGTACGCCATCGGGCTCGACGCCCGCGAACACCTCATCGTGCTGCGTCGCCTGTCCAAGCGCGGCACACGGGTCGTCCGCACCAACAGCGCCTGCCTCAACGTTGCCTGCACCGGCGAGTACGTCGCCACCATCGCCGGACCCGAAGTTGTCGACGGTGCGCTCGTCTGCTCAGGGTGCGGCCAGACCATCCCCCGCGAACAGTGGGAACGCTGGGGGGCGCAGGCCGAATGGGTCACGCCCGAACGTGCCGCGAACATGCTCGGCATCACGCGGGCCGCAGTATGGCAGCGAGCAGCCCGTGAAGGGTGGAGGCGCAGCGGGACACGCCGCACGACGCGATACCACGCCGACGATGTGTGTGCTACCCTGTCAGCCATGCAGGCATAGTTGCGCCCAAAAATGGGTAGCCCCCGCCGCATGAAAGACGGCCCTCCGCAGCGCTGCAACGCTGTTGACCGGAGGGCCTCGCCGATCTGGAGGGATCGACTATGGGAAAGCGTACACCCAAGCCACCATGCTCCATCCCAGGCTGCGACCGGCCAACAAAGAGCAAGGGGTACTGCGAACTGCACTACCGGCGCTGGCGCGAGTGGGGTGACCCTCGGCCTGACATCCCCGTGCAGCAGACTACCTACCGACACGGGATGACGTTCCAAGAGAAGTTCCTTGACATCTGGGAGCATTCCAAGGCTGAGGCGCGGCAGTGCTGGGACTGGCAAGGCCCGATTGCTGTACGCGACGGCTACGGCTACTGCAGTACGCACCGCCGAGGGGGCCGCAAATTCGCCCACCGTCTCGTCTACGAGCACGTGCATGGCAAGATCCCCGAAGGCCTCGTCGTCGACCACGCATGCCGGAACAGGGCATGCGTCAACCCAGAGCACCTGCGGCTGGTGACGCTCAAGCAGAACGCAGAGAACCAAGGTGTTCGCAGTTCTCGGGCGCGCTCGGGCTTCCGTGGTGTGCACTGGAGATCGAGCATCAGCAAGTGGGAAGCCAAGGTCAAGCACAACGGCGTTTACCACTCGGGAGGCATCTACGACACCGTCGCCGACGCACTGGCGGCTGTGCAAGAGCTCCGGATCGCGCTCCATACGCACAACGACGTGGACCGTCGCGCCCACTAAGAACCTTCCCTCGCCCCACGCGGTCACACACCATCGACAGGGGCCAGCAGGCCACCACCTGGGAAAACCGGGCCGCGGGCGTTGGGAACACACTTCCGGGAGGCAACGTGGACCGTTGCGGACTCTGCCCCCAACGAGCAGTCACCGCATGGTGGCTCGCAACGTGGCGCCTCGAACGTAGCCTGTGCGCCCACCACAGTCAGTCACGCGAGACGCCCATGCTCGACGCAGGCTGGCAGCTCGTCATCGACGACAGGGAACACCAACCCGCGTGAAGCAACCGACACCAAGCCAGGCACAAGTCAACGCCGGCGTCGGATGCTGGTGCGGACGCTGGTTTGTTACCGCCTGCCTACAAGCCCAGTGCGAACGCGGCGACCACCTCACCGATCAACCAGTGATGGCAGCGGCGACCTCGTCAGCGACCTCCTGAGACGGCGCGTGCACAAACCACCCATCACCCGCCGCGAACCCACTGTCACCCGCCCACGTGTCACGCCACTCCTCCATAGCGGACCGGTCCGACCACGCCTGCAACGCCATACCCATCCCATCACCCGACACGTGCCCCTCCGGCAGAGTGCACACCACCTTGTCGAACCCCGCCATGTCAGTGATGACCTCCCCGTCACACTCCACCCCCGGCAGCTCGGCCTCCACCTGAGAGGCCAGGGCGGACAGGTCAGCCGGGGTGGTGGACTCAGGCAGGCCCCCGTCATCACCGCCACCGCAGGCGACGAGCAGGGCAGCGAACGGGACCACATACAAAAGACGCTTCATGGGGAATGAGAGTACCGATGTCCTCCCCAGATACACCCCGCCGCACAAACACCCGGGCCATCCGCCGACGCAACGCCGCCATCCTCGCAACATCCCGGATCTGCTGGCTCTGCGGCCACGACGGAGCAGACGCAGTCGACCACAAGATCCCATTCGCTCTACGGCCCGACCTCGAGCACGACCCGACAAACCTCGCACCTGCTCACCACTTCCAGCCTTGCCCGACGTGCGGGGTCAAGTGCAACCGCGTGAAGTCCGACAAACCGATCGCGCCAGTCATGCGACGCACGCCCGGCATCGTTCGACCGAACTGACCCCAGGGGAGGGACCCCCGGCTCGACCCCGGCGGACACTTCTCGGCATACGGCCGATATACACCCGACATTTTTTCGCGGAGGTGACTCAATGGCCCGGAAGGCGAATTTGCGCGCTGTGGGTGCCGACGAGGTGCCTGCGCGCCCTGAGAGCGTGTCTGACGCGGTCCAGAAGGGCAGCCCGCGTGACGTGAACATTGCGATGCAGGACCGGATCGCGAAGGCGATTGACGCTGAGGATATCCGTGGCGCGGATCTCGCTGCGTTGTCGCGTCGGCTGCACGAGCTCCGCAAGGAGTTGGCGGCGATGGACGCGCAGGCGAAGGAGGCTGCCGAGGATGACGACGTCGTCGAGGACGCCGCCTGGACGGCTATCTGAGGTAGCGCGCAGGCTGGTCCTGCCGTCGGGGTTGGCTTCGACGGAGTGGCCGGCGATCAAGCGGCGCACGGATCAGATGGGTGTCCGGTTCGACCAGTGGCAGGCTGACCTTGTCCGGGGCGCTGTCGGCAAGCGGAAGGACGGCAAGTACGCGGCCACGGTCGGTGGTGTCGTCTGGTCCCTGCCGCGTCAGGTGGGAAAGACGTTCACGGTCGGTTCGCTGCTGTTCGCGTACTGCATCGAGCATCCCGGTTCGTTGGTGTTGTGGACGGCGCACCACACGCGGACGTCGGCTGAGACGTTCCGGTCGATGCAGGCTACGGCGCGTAAGCCGCGGATCTCGCCGTATGTCGAGCAGGTGCTCAAGGGCACGGCGACTGAGGCTGTCATCTTCAAGAACGGGTCGCGCATCCTGTTCGGGGCGCGTGACCAGGGTTTCGGGCTTGGGTTCGCCGCTGTCGATGTGATCGTGTTTGACGAGGCGCAGCTGCTGTCGGACCGGACGCGGATGGACATGGTGCCGGCGACGAACCGGGCGCATAACCCGGCCGGTGCGTTGCTGTTCTACATCGGGACGCCGCCGCGGCCTGAGAATGCCGCGAAGGGCGCAGCGTTCGCCACGTTGCGGGCTGATGCGCTCGCGGGTGAGGACAAGGACACGTTCTACGTCGAGCTCGGGGCGGACCCTGACGCGGACCCGGATGACCGGGGGCAGTGGGCGAAGGCGAACCCGTCGTTCCCGCATCACACGCCGGTTGAGTCGATGTTGCGGATGCGGAAGCACCTCGGCAGTGACGAGGCGTGGCTGCGTGAGGCGTTGGGCATCTGGGACCAGGTCAAGGCCGCGGGTGTCATCCCGTCCGAGTCCTGGAAAACGGCAACCGATCCCGAGTCTGTCCCGGTTGACCGTTTCGCGTTGGGTGTGGAGGTTGGGCCGGATCTTGCGTGGGCGTCGGTGGCACTCGCGGGGCAGCGTGAGGACCAGGCGTGGCATGTGGCGCTCGAGGCGGACCAGCACACGCACGGCAAGGGTGTGGCGTGGGTCGTGCCGTACGTGCAGGCGCTCGTTGATGCGAACCCGCAGCTTCGGACGGTCGTGGTCGACGTGGGCGGGCCGATCAAGGCGCTCGTTGAGCAGAAGGGGCATGGCGCGTCGGCGCCGTGGTTCTTCAAGGGCACGAAGGTTCGGGTGCAGCCGATCAAGGTGAACGACCTTGGGTCGACATGCTCGACGCTCCTGGCGTCCGTGGTGACGGGCGGGGTACGGCACATCGACCAGCCGCAGTTGTCCGCAGCTGCGTTGTCGGCCGGCAAACGGAACCTTGGTGACACGGGCATGTGGGTGTGGTCCCGCAGGTCCGCGACTTCTGACATCACGCCTATCCAGGCGGTGACCCTGGCCCTGCACGGGGCGCAGACGACGACAGTGACGAGGCCGGCATCGACCGGGCGAGGCCGAAGGGTGGTTACCGGATGACTGACCGCATAACCATCCACGACCTGACGCACCAGGAGCAGAACGCGCTCGACGTGCTGGTGAAGCAGTGGCGTGACAAGCGTCCGCGCAACAACCTGCGGACGGCGTTCTACGACATGAAGAACTCCGAGCGGGCGCTGTTCTCTGAGCAGGTGCCTGCCGTGGTCCGTAGGCGGCGGTTCGTGCTGGGCTGGTCGGCGATCACGGTCGACAAGCTGAACCGTCGTTGCAACCTCGAGGGGTTCTACGACGAGAACGGCGAGGATCTTGATGCGCTGGGGCTGGACGAGATCGCGGAGGCGAACCGGCTGACGTCGGAGCTGTCGCAGGCTGGTCTGGCATCGTTGATGCATGGCCCGGCTTTCGTGGTGACGACGCAGGGTGACACCCGCGCCGGTGAGCCTGATGTTCTGGTGCACGCCCGCTCTGCGGAGGTCGCTACGGGCGTGTGGGATGTGCGCCGGCGTGCGCTGTCGTCGTTCCTGTCGATCACGGACACGGACGACCGTGGTGAGCCGACTGCGATGACGATGTACCTGCCGGATCTGAACGTCATCATGGCGAAGGTTGACGGTCGTTGGTACGTCACGCGCCGGCCGCACTCGTACGGGGTGCCGGTGGACCCGCTGCGGTACAAGCCGCGCCTGGGGCGTCCGTTCGGGTCGTCGCGGATCACGCCGACGGTGATGTCGCTGCACATGCAGGCGCTTGGGGCGATGATCCGGGCCGATGTGAACGGTGAGGCATACAGCCTGCCGCGGTACATGCTGCTGGGTGCGACGGAGGAGGCGTTCCGTAACGCTGACGGGTCGCCGAAGCCGACGTGGCAGGCGGCGTGGGATGCGGTGTGGGCGATCGGTGACGACCCGGACCAGCCTGACCCGTCCCTTGCGCGTGCGGACGTCAAGCAGTTCAACGGCCAGTCCCCGGAGCCGCAGAACGCGCAGCTTCGGATGCTGGGTCAGATGCTTTCCGGTGAGACCGGTGTCCCGCTGGGCGAGCTGGGGATGCCCGGTGAGGCTAACCCGACGTCGGCGGAGGCGTTGCTTGTCTCCCGTGATGACCTGATCGCTGAGGCGCAGTTGACGATGCGTGACTGGGCGCCGGACGTGTCGTCGGTGGTGCGTCGTGCGTTGGAGATGCGCAACCGTCGCGATCTGGCTGACCTGCGTATCCGTCCTCGTTGGGAGGACCCGGTCCACTCGTCGCCGGCGGCTAAGGCCGACGCGGGCATGAAGATCTTGACAGCGCAGCCGTGGTTGGGTGAGACGGAGGTCGGTCTCGAGATCCTGGGTCTGACCCGTGACCAGATTCACCGGGCGATGGCTGACCGTCGCCGCGCCGAGGGCACTGTGGCGTTGGCTCAGATTCTTGCCCGTGCTGCTGCTGGGGTGAGGCCGGATGTCGACTCCGACACAGCTTCGTAGTCAGGTCGCCGACCTGTCCCGGTTGGCAGAGGAGGATCTTCGCCTGGTGTTCCGGGAGGTCGAGACGACGGAACTGGCCCGGCAGATGCTTAACGATGTTCTCCCGACGCTGGTGGCGACATACGGCAGCGCGTCCGTGGCGATCGCGGCTGACTGGTATGACGAGGCGCGTGCCGCACAGGAGGTGCCTGGCAGGTTCCGGGCGGTCCCAGCAGTGTTGCGTGACCCGAACACGCAAATCCTTGTCGGGTGGGCGTTGTCTGAGGCGTTGGAGCCTGAGTCAGCGCTGTCGCTGGTTATTGGCGGCGTGACGAAGCGGATCGCGAACGCGGCGCGGGACACGATCCAAGGTTCGTCTGTGGCTGACCCGCAGGCTCTCGGCTGGCAACGCCTGGCGTCTACCGGTTCGTGCGAGTTCTGTCGGATGCTCGCTCAGCGGGGGGCTGTGTACACAGAGGCGACGGTGAAGTTCGGCGCCCATGACAACTGTCTCTGCCAAGCCGCGCCCGCATTCAGGGGGCGCCCTCGACCGGTCGACCAGTACGTGCCCTCATTGAAGCGTCGGTCTGACGCTACGCGGGACGCGGACAACGCCCGCGCCCGCGAGTGGATCGCGGAACACCTCTAGACAACCCCTGCACGACGGGGGCGAGCGCGACGGCTGCGCTTCAAAGCCGGCATCAAACAGGTCCGACGGGACGGAAACGGAGCACCGATGAGCGACACCCAGACCAACGCGCCCGAGCAGACCGAAGGCGCCGAGGCCAAGCAGGAGCACACCTTCACCCAGGCCGACGTCGACCGGATCGTCCGTGAGCGCGTGAAGCGCGAGCGGGAGAAGTTCGCCGACTACGACGACCTGCGGGCGAAGGCCGAGGGGGCCAAGACCGCCGAGGAGCGGCTTGCCGAGCTCGAGAAGCGTTACGCCGAGGCGGAGACGCGAGCCCTCCGCAGCGACATCGCTGCGAAGTTCGGGATCGACGCCGAGGACCGTGACCTGTTCCTGACGGGGACCGACGAGGAGACGCTGACCGCCCAGGCCAAGCGCCTCGCCGACCGTGAAGCGGAGCGACTGAAGCGCAGCAACCACGTGCCCGCCGAAGGCGGCACCCCCACCACCGGAAGCGACCCGATGCGCGAGTTCACGCGCAGCCTGTTCGCTGACCGTGACTGAACCCAAGGAGTAGATCATGGCCATTCTGACCACTGGCGATCTCGCCCTCCCGGACCAGGTGCTCGACCCCTGGCTGGGGAAGGTGCGTTACGGCTCGTCCGTCGCCGCCCTGTCCAACAGCATCCCGATGAAGTTCGGGACCGGTTCCTCGATGACGTTCGACATCGGCGAGGCCGAGTACGTCGGTGAGGGCGCGAACAAGGGTCCGTCGACCTTCACGCCCACCACCAAGACCGTCAAGCCGTTCAAGTTCCACAAGACCGTCCGGTGGACGGAGGAGGTCATGTGGGCCGACGAGGACCACCAGCTCGGTGTCGTTCAGGAGATCCTGAACCTCATCCAGCCGGCCCTGTCACGTGCGCTGGACTTCGGCGTCTACCACGGCATCAACCCGGCCGACGGCACCGCTGTCGCCGCGATGACGGAGTCCCTGTCGGACACCACTAACTCGGTGGAGCGTGCCGCGGCTGACGAGGTGTACGCCAACCTCGACGCGGCCGACGCTCTCGTCCTCGGTGGCGGCTTCGTTCCCGGTGACGCCGCCATCGACCCCTCGTTCGCTGCGAACTTCGCCGCGAGTCGCACCGCGGACGGGATCAAGCGTTACCCCGACCTGCGGCTGTCGACCGAGGTGTCGGCGCTGGAGGGTCACCGCACGTCGGTGTCCAACACCGTCCGGGCGCAGGCTGTGGCCGCGACCGCGACCAACACCCTCGCCTTCGTGGGTGACTTCTCCGCGATCCGTTGGGGCATCCAGCGTGCCATCGGCCTCGAGGTCATCCGCTACGGCGACCCGGACGGCCAGGGCGATCTCAAGCGCAACAACCAGGTCGCGTTCCGTGCGGAGGTCGTCTACGGCTGGGGCATCGCGGACCTCGACGCCTTCGCCAAGGTCGTCGACGCGGTCGCCTGATCGTGGCGCGGTACAGGCACCTGAACGGCGTCACGGTGAGCGTGCCGGACGACCGTGAGATGGGACCGGAGTGGGAGCCGGTGAAGGCGTCCACGACGCAGAAGCGGTCGACCCGTAAGGCGTCGACCAAGTCCGACGACAAGTGATGTGAGGGGGGCGGTCATGGCGTATCTGACTCCTGCCGACCTGGCACCGTTCGCGGAGATCGACGAGGCGAAGGCCGCGGCGATGATCGAGGACGTGGAGGCGCGAGCTCGCCAGGCCGCCCCCTGCATCGCTGAAGCGGAGTTCATGGCTGACGCTGACCGGATGGCCGCTGTGCGGTCGATTCTGCGGCAGGCTGTGCTCCGTTGGAACGACGCCGGCACGGGCGTGTTCACGCAGATGGGTGCCGGCCCGTACCAGGCGTCGACGGATACCCGGTCGGAGCGGAAGCCACTGCTGTGGCCGTCGGAGATATCCGACCTGCGTGAGATCTGTGCGGCGTACTCCGGTGGCGGTGAAGCGCGGGCGTTCTCGGTGCGCCCTTCCGGTTCGGGTTACGGCGTCGGCCCTCACCATCCGTGGTGCGCGCTCATGATGGGTGCGAACTACTGCTCGTGCGGTGCGGACCTGACGAACTATCAGTACCCGCTTTATGAGGGTGGCGCGCTGTCGTGAGCCCGATCCCGACCCCGTACACGGTCCTCGTCCGTGAGCCCACGTCGGGCGGTGAGGACGCACACGGCAACCCCGTCTCGGGCTGGGGTGACCCGCTCGAGTGGGCCGTGCACGCGATCGCTCCTGGCGCGTCTGAGGAGCCGCGGAAGCCGAACCGTGACCTGTCCGTGGTGGCGTGGACGATCTACGCCCCCGCCGGTTACGTCCCTTCCGCTCGAGCCCAAATCTCCCTGCCGTGGGAGGTCGACACGTGGCATGACATCGAGGGTGAACCGGACGACTGGACGAAGGGGCCGTGGCGTAACCCGGTCGCTGGTGTCGTGGTCGAGCTGCGACGGACGGAGGGTTGACGTGGCTACACCGAAGATCCGTTACAACCGCAACGCTTTCCGTGACCTTCGTCTGCTGCCGGAGGTGGCGGCGGATGTCCACGCGAGGGCTCGCCGTGTCGCTGCCGCAGCGGGTGAGGGTTACGTGGCGGTTCCGACGGCTGATCCTTACAGCCGTTCTCGCGCCGCTGTCGTGACGACCTCTGCACAGGCCGTCCGGGACAACGCACGCACGAACGCTCTCCTGCGCGCTCTGGACGCGGGCCGATGAGTCTCGCACCGCAGGACGTCGAGGGCGCGTTCATCACTGTTCTTCGTGCCGCCACTGGTGTGCACGTCTCCACCCGTGTCCCGTCCACGCGCCCGGATCGTCACATCAAGGTCACCCGTGCCGGCGGCACTCGGTGGAACCTCATCACAGAGCGTCCGCTGCTGATCGTCGAGTGCTGGGCGCCCGACTCCGTGGCCGCGTTCAACCTGGCGTCGCAGGCGTGGGCCGCGCTCAACGCCGCGGACGGGTCCGTCGTCAACGGCATCGCCCTCGCGCTGGACGACAACTCCCTGTCGGCGCCGATCAACCAACCGGACCCCGACACTACGAACCCCCGCTACCAGTTCACTGCCCAACCGTATGCCCGCCTGCACGAAGGAGTTGCATCATGACCGACGTCCGACGGGTCTACCACCCGACGCTCAACAGCTTCCACGATGTCAAGGCGTCCGACGCCGACAAGTGGAAGGCCGCCGGCTGGCGCCTGACGGCACCCAAGCACGTGGACGAGTCCGACGCCCCGAAGGTCGGCGAGGGCCGCGGCTACGTCGACATCGCACGCGAGACGGTCCCCGTGCTCGAGGACACCTCCCGCCGCACCACCACGACCGCCACCACGGCAGCGACTGGCACCACCAGCGGCGCAGCCACCACGGGCACCGGCACCACCGGTTCCTGACCCCCATACCCCCGTTCGGCGGCTGCCGTCGGGTCACGCAACACCCTCCCTGGCCCGCTAACCGGAAGGAACCATCATGGCATCACCGTCCACTCGCAACGTGGCAGCCGCCAAGCCGAAGGTCGGCGGCGGTGTCTACCGCGCCCCTCTCGGCACTGTGCTGCCGACCGACGCCGCTACCGAACTCCCGGCTGAGGCCGTCGCGCTCGGGTACATCTCCGACTCGGGCCTGACCCCGACCCGTGACACGTCGGTCGAGAAGATCAAGGCGTGGGGTGGCGACATCGTCGCGGCCCTGCTGACGGACGAGTCGCGTTCGTTCGAGTTCACGCTGCTCGAGGTGTTCTCCGCGGACGTGCAGAAGTTCATCCACGGCGAGGAGAACGTGACCGTGACCGCGGCGACCGCTTCGGCCGGCACGAAGCTCGCGGTCGTCGACAAGGGCGGCAAGCCGGAGCAGCAGGTGCTCATCTTCGAGATGCGCCACGGCGACAAGAAGCGCCGCGTCATCGTCCCGGTGGCGGACCCGACGGTCACCGGTGAGGAGCCGTGGACCGACGGCTCCCTGTCTGCCTACACCGTCACCGTCGAGGCCATCAAGGACGACTCGGGTGCTCGCGTGTACGAGTACCTCGAGAACGACGACGCCGCCGCCGCCTGACAAACCACCGGGGGCGGGGTTTCCTCGCGGGCCGCCCCGTCCCCGGTGCTTCACCCCTCGGCCCGCACAGCCCGCGAATGAAAGGCCCGCGAACATGACCACTCCCCCGAAGGGCGCCAAGGCACCCCAGGACCGCAAGCCCAAGGCGACCGAGAACGGTGACCGTACCGTGACCGTCGCCGGGCAGGACTGGACCGTCCCCGCTGACGCGCTCGACGACTTCGAGCTCCTCGACGACCTCGGCGAGCTGGAGAACGGCAACGCCACCCGCCTGCCTCGCATCATGAAGCGCCTCCTGGGCGACGACTACAAGAAGGCGCTCGACGCCATCCGCGACGACGCCGGGGTGGTCCGCATCGAGCCCGCCGGCGAGTTCATCAACGAACTGCTCCAGGGGCTCGACCCAAACTCCTGACGCTCGCGGTGGTCCTGCGCGACCACCGCGGGCCGTTGTCCGCCGACCTCCGCCGCTACTACCACTGCAACCTCACCGACGTCCTCGCCGGTGAGGTTGCGCCGTTGGAGGACGTGGCGGCGTGGGTCGCCAACCTTCCCGTTGAGTCGGCGCTGCTGCGTGCGATGGAAGGCGGGCGGGTTGCGCACACGCACGACCTTGAGCTTCTACGTGCGGCCGAGCACTCGCTGCGGCTGCTGGTGTGGGCCAAGACAAAGGATGCGGAGAAGGGGCGCAACTACCCCGAGCCGTACCTGTTCCCGTGGGAGGACGACCCACGTCCGGGATTCCGCGGCGACGCGATGACGACCGATGAGGCTGCCGAGTTCCTCGGCTGGACACACCTGCACGCCGTGTGACCCGTAACTGACTGGAGGTGGCCCTGTGGCCGTTGAGCTCGCGACCGCCTACATCAGTCTGGTGCCGGAGACGTCGAAGATCGCGCCGGGTGTCCGTAAGGCGCTCGGCGGGGTCGGTCGTGAGGCGGACGCTGCTGGGCAGTCGATGGGGTCGCGGATATCTAGCGGCCTGTCGAAGTCCCTCAAGGTCGGTGCTGCTGCTGCCGGTGGGCTCGCTGCTGCTGGTATCGGGATCGCGCTGACCAAGGGTTTCTCGCGGCTCACGGCCATCGAGAACGCGCAGGCCAAGATGCGCGGCCTGGGGCACGACACCGAAACCGTCGACGCGATCATGAAGAACGCGCTGGCGTCGGTGAAGGGCACCGCTTTCGGGCTGGGTGAGGCTGCGACGACCGCTGCTGGCGCTGTCGCTGCCGGTATCAAGCCTGGCAAGGATCTCGAGGGTGTCCTCAAGTCCGTCGCCAACTCCGCTGCCGCCTCCGGCGTGTCGATGGAGGAGATGGGGGCGATCTACAACAAGGCCGCCTCTCGCGGCAAGGCTCAGAACGACATTCTGGGGCAGGTCGCCGAGCGCGGTATCCCCATCTACCAGGCGCTCGCCGAGCAGATGGGCGTGACCGCGGAGGAAGTGTTCGACCTCGCCTCCGAGGGCAAGGTGTCTTTCGAGCAGTTCGAGGACGCCATGACGTCCGCCTCGGGCACGGTCGCCGAGGAGATGGGTAAGACCTTCACCGGGTCGTTGGCGAACACGTGGGCCGCGTTCGGTCGCATCGGCGCCAACCTGCTCTCCGGGGTGTTCGACAAGCTCGCGCCCGCGTTGCAGGGCGTCACCGGCTGGCTTGAGAAGATGGAGCCGGCCGCGAAGAATCTGGGCCAGGCGATCGGCACGGGCCTGGACACGTTCATCCGCGGCCTGACCGGCAACGTCGAGATCATGGACCAGTCGGCCCGGCCCAAGTTGGAGCTGCTGGGGCTAGGCATCCGTGCCATGTTCGCGGCATTCAAGGACGGCGACGTCACCTCCGACGGGCTCGTCGGTGTGTTCGAGCGGATCGGCGCTGCGGCGTTCCAGGTCCGCGAGCAGGTATCCAACTTCATTGGTGGCCTCACCGGCAACGTCGAGATCATGGACCAGAGCGCACGGCCGAAGCTGGAGCTGTTCGGCCTGGGCATCCGTGCCATGTTCGACGCCTTCAAGTATGGCGACGTGACCTCTGACGGTTTCGTCGGCCAGATGGAAGAGGTCGGTTACGCGGTCCGGCAGGTGTGGGACGCGGTCAAGAACCTCGACTTCTCCTCCTGGGACGCTTTCAAGGCTTCTCTGTCCGACGTTGGCGGCGCGACCGGCAAGGGCCTGTCGTCGATGAGTGAGTCGCTCGGCAAGATCGCGCCCAAGCTGGGTGAGGTTGTCGGCGCCTTGCCGAAGCTTGCCGGGTCGGTCGGGACGATCCTCGGTGCTGGCTTGCAGGTGCTCGTGTCGACGCTGGGGTTCCTCGCGGACAACATCGACACTGTCGTGAAGGTGTTGCCGTACATCATCGCGGGGTATGCGGCGTGGCGGGTCGCGTCGCTGGCGCTCACCGCGCAGAGCCAGAAACTCCAGTGGGCGCAGGTCACGATGGCGCCGGTTCTGCTGGCGAACAACGTCCTGCGGCTCATCAACATCACGCTCGAGAACCGGCAGACGAAGGCGCGGCTGGCGAACACTGGGGCGACCGCAGCCAACACGGGCGCGACGGCGGCGAACAACGCTGCCCAGTCCACGGGTCTGCTCACCCGCGTCCGCTCGACGGCCGCGATGGTGGCGCAGCGGGTCGCGATGGTTGCTGCCACGGTTGCCGCCAAGACGATGACGGTGGCGCAGAAGGCGCTCAACCTGGCGATGAAGATGAACCCGATCGGGCTCGTCATCATCGCGATCACTGCGCTCGTCGGTGCGCTGGTGTGGCTCTACAACAACAATGAGACTGCCCGCCGGATCATCGACAAGGCGTGGGCCGCGATCAAGGCCACCATCGACGTCGTCGTCAAGTGGTTCAAAGACACGGCGTGGCCGTGGATGCGTGAAGCTCTCAAGAAGATGCGTGAGGCGTTCAGCAACGCCAAGGAGAAGATCACCGGCGCGTGGGACTCGATCAAGACCGGCATTTCTAACGGCTGGGAGAAGATCAAGGGCATTTTCTCCAAGTTCCGTGAGGGCTTGGACGCGGTCAAGGAGAAGTTCACGGCTGTCAGGGATGGCATCCGTGACGCTTGGCGTGGCTTGGGTAACATCATCGCTCGCCCGATCAACGCGGTCATCGAGAAGGTCAACGCTTTCCTGTCCGGGGTGAAGTCTGCGCTGAACCAGATCCCTGGGGTGAACCTGACGGGGTCGTGGCAGATACGCAAGATCATCCTCGACACGGCGAACGCGACCGTCGGTGGCGGCGCGAATGTTGCGCTCGCGTCTGGTGGTCGGGTGCCGGGTTGGTCGCCGCACGACCGGGCCGACAACATCCCCGCGATGCTGACCGCAGGCGAGTATGTCCTGCCGGTGAAGGCGACCCGTTCCCTCATGCAGCGGTTCGGCCCGGGATTCCTCGAGGCGCTCCGTCAGGGTCTGCCGGGGTACGCCTCCGGTGGCATGATCGGCGGCCGGCGCACCGGTGGCGCTCTGGACCGTGCGTGGGAGGCCGCGGTCGACCTGTGGAACCGGGGCAAGTCGTGGGTCAAGGACTTGTTCGACCGGATCATGCCGAACTTCGGCGGGTCGTGGGCTGGCCTGGCGGCGAAGGGCGCCATCGGTTCGATCGACTTGCAGAAGGTCGCGGACCTGTTGACGCAGCGGTCGCAGCGAGAGCTCGGCGGGTCGGCTAACGCGCAGATGGTCGGGTCGCAGCGGATCAACTACCCCGGCCACCCGTTCGGTTGGGCGTCGCGGGGTTTGCCGTGGCAGACGATCTGGTCGCTGATCCAGGCTGTCGCCCCCGAGGCGCGGATGACGAGCAACTACCGGCCGGGCAGCATCACCGCTTCGGGTATCCCGTCGCTGCACGGCATGGGTCGTGCGGTGGACATCGTCAGCGGGAACATGGCGGCGACGTTCGCGAAGATCGCGGGTCTGTTGCCGTGGTCGCAGTTGTATTACTCGCCGATGGGTGGCCGGCAGATCGGTTACCGGGACGCTGCGGTTCACCGGATGCACTTCGACCACATTCACGCGGCTCTGGCTGACGGTGGCCTGGTGGCTCCGGTGTTTGACCGTGGCGGGACGTTGGCGCCGGGTCTGAACCTGATCAACAACCAGACGGGTGGGCCTGAGCCTCTGCGTAACGCGGACCTGCCGCTGGAGCTGGGTGAGGCGACCTTGTCCCGGTTGGAGTCGATGCAGCGTCGTGTGGCTATCGAGGCCGTCCGTGAGGAAATCCGACTGTCGAGGATGGGTGGCTGACCGTGGCAATCTCGTGGGGTAGTTACAAGTCGGTTGGTGGCCCGGTTAACTTCCGTGCGGGTATCGACATCACGTACTCCCCGTCGACGGTCACGTCGAGCACGACGAGTGTGACGGTGACGACGCGGATCTACTTGGGTGCGTCGGGTTCGGCGTTCGCGTCGGGTGGTTCGTACACGGTCACCGGGTCGGACTCCGGGTCGGGCTCGCAGGTGTCGTGGTCGATCTCGGGCTCGGGCGGGTCTGACCTGATCGCGACGCTGACGGAGACAGTCAGCCTCAACGTGGGGTCGACCAAGAGCTTCACAATCAACGCGACGATCCGCCCGTCGGGGTCGTGGCCGGGGTCGGTGTCGCACTCGCGCACAATCACCCTGCCCGCACGTCCTGGTAATGCGCCGGCGCCGGTGGGGAACCTGGCCGTGTCCCGCGTGTCCGACAGCCGGCAGATCCTCACGTGGACCGTCAGCTCGACCAGCACTGCTCCGGTTGCGTCGGTCGAGATCCGCCGCATGGACCAGGTCAAGTCCTACGTCACGATCGCGCAACCCACGGGCGCTGTGACGTCGTACGCGGACCGGTCAACCACGTCGAACCGGCACTACCGTTACGCCGTCCGCACCCGCAACTCCGCGGGCGCGTCGGACTGGCGGTATGTCGAGATCGACACGACCCCGTCGGTGCCTGGTGCGCCGTCGG